GAAAAGAGCAAATCTACGCTCATCTTATTGTTCCAATGCTTCAAGAAAGTACGGAAGATAATAGCTTTGACTGGCTTGAACCAGAGAATAAGGTTGTTCTTAGATTCAAAGAAATAGATGTTGAAAATCAAATAAAGAAAGAGAATGCTGCTATTCAGCTATGGCTAAATAGCGCGATTAGCCATGATGAGTTAAGAGATCGCATTGGTATGTCAAGCTCTACAGATGATGACTGGAATCATTCGTACTACAAGATGGTTACTGAAGCTCAAGAGCTTCTTAGACTTGGGGCAAACCCAATGTCTCCTCTTGCTGAGACCTCTGCAAAGAGTGACAAAACTCCAATGTCTTCTGGTGACTTACAGAAGGCTAGGGATCTGGCAGCCGGCAATACAGCAAAGAAGCCAGCCTTGGCTACTGAAAAAGATCCAGCAGATATTAAAAAAAAAATTCAATAGCGCTGCCTAGTGGTAAAGCAAATGCTAATGCTGTTAGGCCATCAAACCAGCACGGTACTAAAAGCGGACCGGGAAGTCTAGTTACAGATACTATTCTAGACTTTGATGAATACAGAGAGGATGTGAATGCACTAGTTGGCCACCTAAGGGAAAATGCTGACTATGACATTCATCCTGAATTTACTGTTGACGCAGCATTTGAACGTTTCTCTATTATGCTCAAAGATAACAGCATTAAAGCTTACATAAAGGGCTACTCTGAGTATGCTGACTCTTCTAACTTAACTAATGAGACTCATACTGGCAACATAGAATTCCAGTTGAAGGTTCAGAAGTTTTTTATAGATAAGTTACATATTGAGATGCGCAATCGGCAAGGCAATACTATAACTGACACAGCTAAGACTATTGGTCATAGGATGATGACTATCTATGAGACAGAAAGAATGAGAAGTTATAACTGGGGTGTTTTCAATGCGCTGAAGGATAGCGGCGAAGAATCATACCAGGTATATAATCAAAGTAGTCAGTCTATAATAGATAATAGAAAAATCTCAGATAGTAAGTATTATGACTTACCGCCTGATCATCCTAATAGCAAAGTCATTATAAGGAAGGCTAATGAAGATAAGTAAAAGACTATTACAAGAAGGTATTGTTCAGGACTATTTTGTTAATAGTGTCAAGGGCGATTTTACCCATGAAGTGTGGGACAAGAAAAGCCCGCACTTTCTTGATTTTAAATACTTTATCAGTGATGGTGTTGCAGAGAATAAGGTTGGTCTAGTAACTCTTACAAAGGTTACTCACGGTATGAGACCTACTCAGAACAATCTTATCTATATGCCATCTGACTTGAAAGATGCAATTCCTACACTTACTAATCCATACAACATTCCCATTAAGCCTATGCATAAGGAAGTTGCTGTCGTTGATGGTAAGAAGATTGAGAATAGAGAGGTAGGCGCGGTCGGTCGTGCCATTGGTGGAACCTGGGTAGACAACCCTAAAGCTGCTTATAATGTTAGCTCTATAATGATCAAGGATGGCCTTATGCTTAAGGCTCCTGATGTTGCTATGGCTCCCTATATGAAGAAGCTTGCCAAGTCTGGAATGATGACTGATGAGGATTTTGAGGGCCTTGGATGGGTACTTGTCAAGGGACTTGTTACAGATCCAGAAGCCGTAGAGAAAACCCTTGATGGCCGCTATCTCACAGTTAGTGTTGAGATGACTCCTAATGATCTTTACGATTCTATTAGCGGCAGATCATACAAGACTGATGAAATGGAATGGGATATTGGCGATGACATTGATGGCGTTAAAGCCTATGGCGTACCAAGTGGTCTTCGCTATCGTGGCTATGCTTATGTTACACATCCCGCTGACGTACATGCCAGAGTAATGAATTATAAAGAGGTTGGTGGTGACGCTCTACAGCAATATTTAGAAAACTTTAAGACTACTATGGTTGTTACTGATTGTTTTAAGAATGCGGTTACTGATATTAGTGACTCAGAGATTATGGCTAGCTTTGACAATGGCCCAGTTGCTACGCTCCCAGTCGAGATTGCAGAAGATGATGTTGATCTGTATACCCAGCTTTCAGAGGAAGAGAAAGCTTTAGCAGATTCTTTAATGACTCTTGCTAGTAAAGTTGGACCCCTTGATAAGGCTCCCGGTATTTGGGTTGGTTATGAGAGTGGTCCAGAGAATGAAAATCTTAGCATTGGTGTTAAGTGTGGTAATTGTGCTCTTCATGCCAGTGAGAATCGTTGTAAAATTATTTCCCAAACCATAGAGTCAAATGGTTACTGCAGATTTGCTGTTATTCCAGATGGACTAGTCTCTGCGAATAAAACAGAACCTATGGAAGATCAAACTAACCTAACTAATCAAGAGGAGCAAGAAATGCCCAGCGTACTATCAGAAGACAATAAGAAGGAAATCCTTTCAATTGTTGACGAATACATTAAGTCAAAATCTATTGCTCCTATAGAGGTAATGTCAGAGCTTGAAGAGTTACGCTCTGGTAAAGCTATTGCTGACGAAAAGCTTGCCAAGGTTGAACTTGATACTAAGTCACTACTAGACTCTGTTAAGGAATTTCTTGCTAGTAATTTTAATGTAGAACTAGCCGATGATATGTCAGCTGAGATGTTCTCTGAAATGGTAAAGACAATTACCATTGATGATGCCGTCTGGACAACCGCTTACGTTAACAATCTCCCAGATAGCTCATTCTTTTATATTACTCCAGGTGGCGAGAAAGATGAAGAGGGTAAAACTAAGCCTCGTTCACTTCGCCATCTCCCGTACAAGGGAGAAGATGGTAAGGTTGATCTTCCTCATCTTCGCAATGCAATTGCTAGAGCTCCTCAAGTTAAGGGTCTTGCTGAGGATAAGGTTAAGTCAATCCAGGCTCGTGCCCAGAAGATGCTTGCACGTATGCAAGATGCTGGTAAGTCTAAGATGGATGAGAGTGAGTTTGGTGAAGAAATTCAAGATTTATTTGTTGAAGAAATCGATGACGCAGCCGAGGGATTTGTTCCAACACCAGGCATGGCATCAGCTGCTAAGCGTGCTCTTGAGTGGCGTGCAGAGTTCAAAAGAGGTGGTACGCCCGTGGGCGTCGCCCGCGCAAGAGATCTTATGAATCGGAAAGAACTTTCTGCTTCTACTGTTATGCGTATGAAGAGTTTCTTCGCACGTCATGAAGTTGACAAGAAGGCTCCTGGGTTTAGCCAAGGCGAAGAAGGTTTTCCTTCTGCTGGACGCATTGCTTGGGATCTTTGGGGTGGTGATGGTGGCAAGACTTGGGCTTATGCGAAAGCTGCCCAGATTGAACGTATGAGAACTGAAGATTCAGTTAAGGGTCCTTGGGTTATGGGTGACTTTGTTTACAATGAGCCAGTTGCTGAGACTGCTATTGAGGAAAGTGTTAAGTCTTCAGTCGAAGATGCTTATACTCCTGAGAAAACTTATACAACTCCGTCAACGCCAACTTTTGCTGTAGGTGACTTTGTTTCTTATCGCCTTGATAGCAAAGGTAATGAAGTTGGCGTTAGTTCAGGTTCACTTGGTGAGCAAGACGACGCAGCTGAAATGAAAGAAGGATATGGAGTCATTGATGCTATGCATAGCAAAGGAACTGTTACTCATGGTCCTGGCATGAGTGTAGATGCGTCAGAGGAGGATCCGGCAGCCATTCTTACTATTGCTAGGATGAACGAAGATGGTCTATACGACAAGACTGAGGAAGTGCTTGTCAAAAAGGCCTCAGAGCTTAGGAAGATTATGGCTCCAATTGTATGGAGTAAGAAGGAGACTCCTCCCCTTGGTGCATATCCTTCTCCTGGTATAGGTGGCTAAAGTATAGAAATTATGCTAGAATCACTGTGTAATTATTAATTTAACTTAATCCTTTTGGAGGAATAATATGGAAACTGAAATGACAACTAGCCCAGCTCAAGTAGCTGACGCCCTTAAGGGCTTGCTTAGTAATGTAATTGCTCTCTACTCTACTGCGCATCGTGCACATTGGAATGTGGCTGGTCCTGACTTTGCTCAGTATCACGAGCTATTTGGAAATATCTATGATGACATCTACTCTAGCTCAGTAGACCCACTTGCTGAAAATATCCGCAAGCTTGGTTCATTCCCTCACTCTCTTACTTATATGGTCGAGACAGCATCAATCAAAGACGACTCTATGACCACTGAAGCAAGTGAACTTGCTCTTGATATTTACAAGAAGAATGTGGTGATGCTTGCTATGCTTAAGAATGTGTTTGACATGGCTAATGCTGCTAATGAGCAAGGTGTTGCAAACTTCGTAGCTGAGCGTATTGATATGCATCAGAAGTGGCAGTGGCAACTTGGTTCTTCCCTTCAGACTGCTGGCATGGAAATTCCTTCAGAGTCCTCTGTTGAGGAAGTTAGCGAAGAGATGAGTGGGCCAATGGATTCAGTAGAAGAAACAACAACTGAGATTGTTGATAGCTCAGAGCCAGAAGAGATTGTTATTGAAGATTCTGTTGAGCCTAAAGAGCTTGGCAAGAAGCTTGATATGAATACCATTGAAGATGCAATGGATACCACACCTGAATACTGGACTTCTGTAGAGCGCAGAGTTGCTAGTAAATATAAAGAATTACGAAATCATGATATAAATAAAGCTGAGAACTATCTTGTGCAACAGGTGCGTTCTGGCTTTATTTCAGGAAAGTTTAACCCACTAGATGTGAAAGTCTAACCCAAATTATAGGAGAAAATTATGGCAACATACAGAAAGTTTAGAGATATCGATTATGGTAAGCCGATTATCGCCCCTACGCATGGCGATACGGTTGCCCCTCAGAATGACCTTGCCGCTGCGGCTTGGCTCCCAATTAGCCGTAGCGCTACCAATTCAGGCGCTGGCTATTTTACTTATGACTATCAGCGTCACGTCTTTACCGATAAGGTTGTTATCATGCCTGGTAAGCTTGTCGCTCTTACGCGTGAAAGCCTTAATGGTGACAATGCTACTTCCTCAATCAATCATGGCACAGTAGGTCGTCTTGTTCCTGCTGGTATTCGTCTTGCTTGGAAGGCTGCTCTTGCTGCCGGTGATACTACTAAGATTCTTAAGTATACGTCCAAAGATGTCGCTGAGCGCATTGAAGACCTTACAACTGGTCTTCCTGTTGCTGGTGCTGTTGAGTATAGTGTTGCTGAGGTCACTTTAGCCCTTAAGCGTCGTGGTCTTCTTGGTGCTTCAGAGACTTGTGATGCTTTCATTTCTCGCCCAATCGGCGTAGCTGCTAACGTGGTTTACGCTTGGGCCGGCGGTGATGGTACGCAGCCCAATAAGCTTCGTTTCATGAACTATCGTCGTGAGAACAAGTCAACGTTCTGGACTGGTCAGGATCACACTCTTCGCCTTCCTGTCGCCCCTGTGAAGAGCGGTACTCTTACTACCCTTGCTGGTAGCTACAAGATTTCTACTCTTGCTGAGCTTGAGTCTCCTGCCTATCCCCAGTGGCTTCTTGGTGAAGAACTCGATTCAGTACTTAAGGGGCTTCTTCCTGTTCGTTACGCTGACGTAACAAATGAAAACTGGGTTGCTCTTGCTTTCGGTCGTAAGAACATTGAGCATAACCTTTATAATCCTATTACTTATGGTTCTGCTGCGGTTAGTGCTGCAACTCTTAAGGCTGAGAAGGGTAGCCCTGACAGTCTAAAGAAGACTGGCGATTACTTTGTTGATCGTGATCTTGGTATTCTTTTCATGTATGAAGATGGTGGTGCCGGTACGCTTGCTGCTGCTGGTACTGTTGTTACATTCAGCTATTCACCAACTCCTGCTGCTGCACTTCTTGGTGCTGATGCTACGGATCCTGATGCTGACTCTGATGATCAGGTTGTTGACGTTGCAGTGTTTGCTGGTGTGAGTGGTAATGTCAAGCCTGGTGATTATCTTGCCTATGACAAGTATTCAAACTTTGTTCCTTATGTGGCTCGTCCTGCTGAAGTTGGTGTCTCGGTTGACAGCTCTGCTGCAAGCGAAACAGTTGCTGGGATTTGCGTAATCTGGTCAGATCCTGCTGGTTACCATCGCCCTGAAGACATTGTTGGTAAGTGCTATACACTTGACCGTTCACCTAAGGCTGATCTTGCTTCTGTCAAGACTTTCCATGATTATGATGGCGTGTCACTCGCTGATCGTACTCCTGGTTCGGCTAATGATGGTCACCCTGCGGAAATTCATCAGTCAACCGGTGGTCAGTTCGCTGCCATCGTGCGCGTCCTACTCTAATTAAAATCATAATCTCAATAAGGAGAACCGAAAAATGTCAAGACTAAAGCACAAGAACCTAGAAATTGCTGATCAGAGTGAGCTTACAGCGCTCATCAAGAACAACGGTTGGCTTCCTGGCTCAGACCACTCCAGCGACTCACGTCTTTCAATCGAAGACGCGATTACGTCAGCTGAGCTTGGGCCCTGGGTCAAGCACTCAATTGTTGAGATTATGATGGAGCCGATGGAGCCTATGCTCAATCTTACCCCACTCCTTGATACCATTCCTGCGCCGGATGGTATTACTGAGTTCCGCCTTCCTGCCCTTTCAGCTTTCACTGTCCATAAGGTCACTGAGCTTGAAGGTTACCGTGAAGAGCGTGTGACAACTGGCGGTGGTATGGCTACGGCCGCCATCGACAAGTGGGGTGTTATGATCTCCCTTACGCAAGAGGCAATCAAGGCTTCCAACTGGAATCTTCTTGGTTACCTTGCTCGTGAGGCTGGTCGTGCTTTCGCTCGCCGCAAGGAGACCGAAATCGCTAAGCACATCACGAACATCAGCGTTCCTGCTTTCGACAATCTTAATCCTGAGCAGTCAGCTCTTGGTATCACCACTGGTCGTGACATTACGCTCAAGACTAATGGTACTCTTACCATTGATGACCTTTTCAACGCGTACCACCTTCTCATCCAGAGAGGTTTCACGCCTGATACGCTAATCTGCCATCCGCTTACGTACCTTATGTTTGTCCGCGACCCCGTCCTTCGTGCATTTGCCATGCAGAGCGGTAGCGGCAATCTCTTTGGTAACTACACGGGTTCAGCTGCCAACGTTAGCGGTGTCCCTGATGCCGTTAAGGGTGTTCTTTCAAAGGGTTATTCACGCGGTCAGCTTGGTACTGGTGCCGATGGTTCCTCGGCCTCGCTTAAGGACTTTAACGTTAATGCCATTACAGCTGCTCCTCAGCTTCCTATTGGTCTTCCGTTTGGTCTCCGCATTGTGACCTCACGCTTTATGCCTTACGATCCTGCTACTAAGCTTACCGATATCGTTCTTTGCGATAGCAAGTCACTTGGTGCTCTAATTGTTGGTTCAGGCATTGTTGCTGATGAGTGGGAAGACAAGTACTTCGAGACCTTCAAGATGAAGTGGTCAGAGAAGTGGGGTATCTTCATGTACAACGAAGGCCAGGGTCTAGTCACGCTTAAGAATATCTTCTGCGACCAGAACTTCTACGCTCCTGAGATTGCACGTCCTGTTTACGATCCCACCTCTGGTTTCCTTCCTGCTGGTGATGCTATCAACGGTAGCTCAAACTTCCCTACTAATTCATAATAATTAGAGGATAAGTAAATAGCCCTCAGGTCGAAAGGCCTGGGGGCTTTCTTTTTGTTATAATGTCGGTATCTAGATATTAATTACTAGGAGTGGATATGAGTTTAGAAGATAAGATTGCCCGCGCCCTTTCAACTGTCACTTCTAATAGGGACATGGAGGCTCTATTCAGAAGGTTAGCCTTTGAAGAGCATCAGGCAATTATGGAAGCAGAGGATTGTGTTATAGAGGCGGAAAGTCTTGAAACTCAAGAAATTACTCTAGTCACTGGTTGCGAAGTTGAGTGCACTCTTGAGTCTTACATTGAGGAGTTCTAGCAATGGCTTTTACTATTCATTCAGTCTGGCCAGATGATGGCTTTACTACTTTTCCTACTGGGGAAAAGATTGAAATTCTTTTTAACCAAGAGGTGTCTGAATTTCTTGCTGAGAATAGTATTAGTTTAGTTGGCCCTGACAATCATATCCTTACAGGGATTGAATTTGAAGAAAAGCTTTATAGGTTTACAAACCAATCCTCTTACTCTAAGACACTTGAAAGTCTTCATTTAAAAGGTGAAGTTCCAGTTGAACTAGAAGTTGTTAGATGCGATGCAGCCGGAGAAGCTCTTCTAGAGCAAATGAGTTATGCCTATGACGCAACTGTCAAAAGTAAATTAATTATTAGACCTAAATCTTTCTTGCAAGAAAAGACTGACTATCGTCTATTGATTAGTGGTTCATCTACTCCTGATAATGAATGGAGTTATATTGGGTCTCGAACTGTGTTTGACGCAGAGAAAGATCTTCTTACATCGCAAGGCGAAGGAATACTTAAAGCTAGTGGATATTACACTGGAGTAGCAAGTGATGTTCTTGTGGTTGAAGTTATTAAAGCAGGCAGTTCGTCAACTTGTAAGTTGAACTGGTATTTTGAAAGCGCTGCACTTGTAACTCATGATCTTTTGCCTTTAACCGGGCGTAATAAGATTGCCAAAGATAAAGATATCTATCTAGAGTTAATTGGTGGGGCAGCTGACGCATTTAAGATTGGAGATGCATGGACTATTAATCTGCGTCCAATAGAATATCTCGCAGATACTTATAAGCTTGATTTCTCAACAGCTGCTAATCAAGTTAAAGAGCTACCCACTACAGTGTCACAGAGCCCAATTGGGTTAGACGCTCCAACACAAGCAGAGATACTGGCCGCTGCTACTGAGTTTCAACTTGTAAAGATTGAGCCGGAGTACGGCTCTAGCAATGTATCTTTAAAGACCAAACAAATTATTCTTACCTTTAACAAAGATATTGATCCTACCAGTGTAACAGCAGATACAATTAAGTTGTTTAGGAATATTATGGATGGCAATCAGGATGCAGTCGACGTTGGCTACTCTTGGATTGTTAATGGCAAAAAAATTATCATTAACATAATAAGGGAATAATATGTTAAACGTAACCCAAGGAGAAACAGTTGATATTGTTTGTCAAGTCAGAGATGGCAATGGCTACTTAACTAATGGGCTTAATCCTATTGTCTCTATTTATCCTTATGGTAGAAAGCCTGGTCTACCTGGGGTAAATCTGGAAGATGATGCAATTGTCTACCAGGACGATCCTGGCGCGGCAACTAAATATGGTCAGTACACTTATAGTTATTTGACTGCTGATGACGCACAAGTTGGTGAATGGTGGGCTTACTTTGAAGTGAATGTTGGAACAGCACTTGTTCCTGTTATGTTTACAAGTCTTGTCCCTTTTACTGTTAGGTCTAGTGGTAATGACAGTAATGCGTATTCTCAAGACGAAGGCTTTGATACTCTGCTTAATAACAATCAATACGTTATTGAGATTAGAGGTATTAAAGAAGTTGGCGCGGCTGTTGGCTCTGTTGGCATAGAGGACGAGTCTTGGTTTACTAGTAGATATACTCCTATGTACGCAACCTATGATCAGGTTCTTTCTAACGTTGGCAGCATTGTAGGTGATGTTGATGCTGATACTGTTAATTATCTTATTTATAGATACTCAAAAGTTGTAGACGCAATGATCTTTAATATGCCAATACAAAATGGTACACAAAAGTGGCTTGACTATGTTAAGATGGAATACGTAATTATTAATAGCTCTATTGATCTTATAGAGAATATTTCACTTGCACTCGGAGCTCCTCGTGCCAAGCAACTTGGTGATCTAAAGGTTGAATGGGCTGATAATGCCGCTGCGTTGAAAGTTAAGATTGAGCAAATGAGAAAGCGTGACGAAGACTTACATAGAATCCTTCATAGCAATGGTAATCTCTCTTATGGTGCTAGTCTTAATGCTGGTATGGCAATCAAAGGATACATGGGAGCAGACTATCCTGCCTTTGGTAGATCAATTGATAATATGCCAAGATTTGCCCCTAGCGTTAACGTCAAAACCAGACTACCTGGATCTTACAGATACTACCCAGATTATGCCTATCAAAATCGTTATCGTTACCGGTACATCTATAGAAATATAAATGGCAACTGGCCAGATACTGGTAGCTAAGGAGGACTAGATGGCAATAAAAGGAAGTCGTTTCTACAGGTCTACCTCAGGTCCAAGGCTTACACAAAAAGAAGTAGACCTACGTAAAGAAACTAAAGATACTTTTGCGGGCTCAGTCTATGAAATTCCAAAAGCATTTAAGGTAATGCTTAGAAAGTTTAGACGGAATGAGAATAAGTATAGAATTCCTTGTTCCTGTAATGTAGCAAAGGAAGGACAGATGCATCAGAGATGCAGTATTTGTCTAGGTGAAGGTTATCTTTGGGATGAGCATTATGTCGATGCTTTTAAGGTTGACATTGGAAGTGACCAAGAAAAAGCTGGCGCTTCTTTGCTTACAGAGATTGGCCGAAGCAAAAAACAGTTTTGCAAGTTTTATGTTCAAAACACAGTGACTATAGACTATGAAGATAAAATTATAGAACTTGCATTAGATCCAGATGGTAGCGTTATCAAGCCAGAGCGCCGCGATCTTACTTGGACAATTAACACATTGAATGAAAAGCGTTCAGATACTGGACGTATTGAGTATATAATTCTTTACTGCAGGAAATACTAATATGTTAGATAACTTAAGCCCATCATTACTTAATGATTTAAACTCAGCTGGCCAACACCTTATCCTTGATATTATTGAGCAAACCGGACTTACATCTCTAGGTAAAAGCAGTGTTCCAAGTAATATAATTCTTGAGCCAAGCGGTAAAGCTATGCTTAAGATTGACAATGAAAAAGTCAGAATTAATAGTATATATGAAGTAATGCCTTTGCTTCAAGAGGTTATTGACCTTGCTACTAAAACAATGGCTCCTTCATGGTTGAATAACGAAAGATTAATTATCCAGAGACCTGTTATTAACGTAGAAAGTGAAACTCCTGCTATTGTATTCAAAGTACTAGATGGAAAGCCAGGCGCAGCGGGCACTGGCGCTGTGAATGCTCCATCTCGTCGAATGGTAACTCCTATACTAAAAGGTAGATATATTGACCCCGAGGATGATACTTCAGAGGTGTATGTTTATAGTCAAAGAATAGACTATAACATCTCACTTAGCATATATGGAAAAACAGCTCATGAGGCTGATATTCTGAAAGAATGGGTCATGGATATCATTAAGGTTTATCTATGGTATGTTAAATACAGTGGAGTAGTGGACTTCACATTTACTGAAGAAACAGGAGATGACGTTGAATCTTTGAGGCATAAACGAACAGTTAAATACGCTGTATCGATAGAAAAACTCACTTGGTCCAGTCTGTTTGTAATTAAAGACGTTGTATTAAAATTATCTTTTTCATAATTAATTAAAGGAGAGTCAATGTATGTAAACCTACCCGGTAGTTACGTTCAACTTCAAGACGGAAATCTTAGTAGCTTTGTCCCAGATAATAGCCAGACTGTTTTAATTATCGGTACTGCATCTAAGGGTTTAACGTCTGAGCCTTATCTCGCTAATGGTCTCCAAGGCACTTTAACTGAATTTGGTTCGAATTCAGAAGTTGCTAAAGGTGTTGCTGAAGCTCGTGCCGGCGGCGCGACAAACATTTATGTTTATCGTCTTCCTGGTGTAGCTCCTTATGTAACAAAGATTGGCGCTGATATTTCTGTTGCTGAACTTGGTTTCAAAATTACACCTAAGCATGCTTCTCCTGAGGCTGCTGCTAAGTATGGCGTTGCATATCGCCACTCTAAGAATATCTCTGACAGCCCAGAAGATAGCGCTAATCAAGTTGCTGCTACTGGCGAGCTTCTAATTGTCAACCTTGAAACTTCAACGATCGTGTGGTCAGGTACGGCAGCAGAGGGTGCTATTATTGATAGCGGTGAAGTTGACGTTGAGTTTGAGTTAGGCGACGTTGCTCCTACTGTTGTTGGTATGGGCGCTGAGGCTGAAGTGCTTTCCGTTAGTGTTACCAGTGGCTCTAAGACCTATGCTAGTGTTGCTACCGAGTATGATGGTTCTGGTCCTGGCACTGGAGCTTTACTTAGAGTTCAAGGTGTTCCTACATTTGATGGAACTGGACCTTACTCAGAAACTACAGTTAGTGTAGTAGGTGGTGGTTCGCTTTATGCAGTTGGCGAAGAGCTTCTTGTTGCTGGCGATCTTCTTGGTGGTGGTGCTGGCACTAACGATCTTACTTTTTCTGTTGCTACAGTCACAGGCGCTGTTCGTACATATACTAATGTTGTGCTTGACGACGGCGACGGCCACGACAATGCTAGAGCAACCATTGGAGTTTCTGCAGGTGGCGTTTACAGTGTAACTATCACAACTCCTGGAACTGGATATAGCGCTGGTGATATTACTGTACTTGGCACTGATCTTGGTGGAGCAAGTACGGCAAATGATGCTACTATTGCTGTTACTGTCAACGTCTCAGGTGCTATAACTGGCGCTGCAGCTACTGGTACAGGTAAAGTTAGAGGCGCAGTAGCATCAATTGCTAGTGTTGCTGGTACATACGCAGCTCAAGGCTTTACAACGGCAAGCCCACTAACATACACATTTGCTATCTCTGGTATTGTTGCTACTGGTGTTACCACTGGTACGCTAACAAGCAATAGTGATGTTGCAGCAGCCCTAAAAGAGGCTCTTAATGATAATGCAGAATTCTTGAAGCTTCCTTTCTACGCTGATAATGATGGCAGTGATCTTTACATTGTTGCCGGTGGTGATACCAATGCGGACGGAGATCTTGTTTATCCTGCAAGCCACACTTGGGCAGGATACACAGCTCGTCCCTTCTTTACGGCTGCTCCTACAGCAACTGGCAACAGTGGCCTTGGTGGTGTGACACTAACGATTGATGATTCATGGTCATATGGTGGGGCTGCAGACATTGGTCTATACCCAGCTGATCCTCTTCGTCCTTTTGCTTCTGCAGTTGGCGGTGTGTTTGTGCAGCTTGATTACATTAAGGCTGGCGGTCTCGCTCGCTCTTACGGAATCAACAAAGCACCCTATACCCATCTAGGCCTTACTGATTATGCGGTACTTAATACTACTAGCGTTACTCAGTCTGTATTTTCTCTAGGTGAGACTGGTGAAGTTCTTCCTGCTATGAAGCGCTATGAGAAGCTTCATACCTGCTTCGAAGAGCTTGATCTTGCTTCCTTTGATTATGTTGTTGCCCTTAATGCTAACTTGAATGAAAAGAACGCGTCTGAGAGCGCGGTTACATTCTCAGCAGTTGATGGTGTTGGTCAGTATCCTACTGTTGGTTCATTGAACGATGCCCTTGGCTATTGTGCAATTGTTGACAATGGTGATTACACATATACTTACTACTGGTCAACGGACGGAGAACTTCTTTCACTTACAAGCGATGGATCAACACTAGCAAGTGCTCCCGAAGGTCTTGCCTTTAAGGAAGTTAACTTTGCTCACTTGGTTGCTTCTTACTGCTATGAAAACTCAACAGACTATAGCTTTGTGCATGGTCTTGTTCCTTGCAAGCTTCCTGGGGGCACTTCACCTCGTGTTATTCGTTCTTACTTTGGTAAGGCCCCAACCTATAGCTTAGACGTTGAAACCGGCACATACTACATTGCTTCATCCGAAGATAATGGCACTGGTCTTCTTGGTCATAAGTTTGTAGGCGGCCATAGTGATTTCAACAATGGTCTTAAGCATGGCGGATTCTTCGCCACGGCTGATAAGAGCATTGACTATCTTAGCCCTGGTAATCTTCTTTATGATGCAAACGGAAAGAAGATTGACCTTGGTAAGTTTATTTCTGTAGTCAGCGTTTTTGGCGCTATTGCTGATACAATTAATCCTCGCCGCCCAAGCTATCTTGGAAGTGCAGTTGCAATGGTTGCTGGGTCCTTTATTAACACCCCTGCTCCTGATTCGTTAATTAATGTTAAGCTTCCAAATCTTTCGATTAACTATCGTACAGAAGCTAAGGTGCTTGACATGGGCTCTGGTCTTGGACTTGTGATGGGCCGTGATGATAATGGCAATGCTATCATTGTTGATTCGCCAACCTTTGCTAGCCCAACTAGCGATTACACACGTCTAACCAGTATTAGAATTGTTTCTAAGATTGCCAAAGAGCTTAGAGATGCAGCTCGTCCTTTCATTGGTAAAGGTCTTTCTGCTCCTAAGAGAAACGCACTTGAGGCTTCACTCTCTGAGGTCTTTAAGGCTAACCTTGCTGGTGAGCCTGTTCAGACAATTACACGTGGTACATTTACAATTGAGCAAAGTCCCGCTGATCGTGTACTTGGCAAGATGACAGTCAAAGTCAGCATTACACCTGTCTTTGAACTTAGACAAATTGTCTTCTCTGTTAACCTTAGCGCTTAATACTAACTAATACTTAAAGGAGATTTACTATGGCAGCAGATTTAACAACAAGATCTTTTAGCAGCTTCTCAGGAGCTGATATTAAAGCGGTCTTTGGCGCGCAAGAAATTGGCAATCTTATGGCAGTTTCTTATGCAATCCAGAGAGAGAAGGCTCCTATCTATGTTCTAGGTGAAGCCAATCCTCGTGCTTTCTCACGCGGCAAGCGTGGTATTGCTGGCTCGCTAATTTTTATTCAGTTTGACAAGCATGCTATTCTAGAAACATTTAGCAGAGAGAATGGCCTAGGTGCATTCGTAAAGAAGACCTATGAAATTTCCCCAGAGGACTTGATAAGCACTACAGACGTACCAACTGTAGATTCTGCTAATATGGGTGCGATTGCTCAGGCATTCTATGCTGACCAGATTCCTGCATTTGATATTACAATATCAGCTGCTAATGAATATGGTGTGACTGCTAAGTGTGTTATTCATGGCGTTGAGCTTATGAATGAAGGCTGGGGCATGGGCATTGAGGATCGCCAAGCTGATATGCAAACTACATATCTTGCCCGTGCGGTTACTCGTTGGAGTGCTGGTAATCCGATTGGAACAATTCAGCGTACTGGTGGAGCTGCAGTTATAGTTCCATAAAAAGAAAACATAGCTGACTAACAGAAGCTCACGTATAATATACGTGAGCTTTTTGTTTTAAAGGTTAACATGAATTTCTTAAAACAAATTAGGAATAACTTAGACTTAGCAATCATCTTGGTTGCTATAGTTTTTTTTCTTAGTATTTATCTAATACTAAACTACATTACAGAAGGGAAGAGTTAATATGCCAGTTGCTCCTATACAGCCCGACAGGCTTGAAATAAATACAGATGCCTTTAAAGGTGGAGAGACTAGTTATAGAACTGGAATGAACAGAAGTCTGGGATTTTCTGGATGCGACATCAGCGCAACTATAAGAGTTCCTGCTTATAGTAGAATGGGAATTAAAGGCGTTGAACAGTTAAATGCAGAAAAAGTATTCCGTATTGGAACTTTGCAAACTATAAGTATCTCAACTTATAACTCAAAGACCCCAGTCAAAGCTTTGGGATTTAAAAATCCAATTGCTATTGCCAGAGGCGGCAGAACCATCGCTGGTACTATGATTTTTAACCAGCTGCATAAGCATGTTCTTGATGAGAATGACTATGGGTGGTGGAAGCTTCACGAAGACAAAGCTGGTATGCTGAGTTATAGTAGTGGCAATACTGAGTACTATATTAAAAACCAAAACGCAAATGATAAACTTAAAGCTGATATACTAGCGATAAGCAGCTCAGGAGATATAGAAAAATATAAGGCTATAGCTAATAAAAAATATGGAACTGAACAAGCTTTAGAGGGTGAATATAGAAACTTAAGGACAAAATTTTTAGAAATTAAAAGTCCAACAGATGAGCAAAAACAACAATTTGAAATAGATAGACAAGCTATCTTAGATAGAACCAAAGAAGCGGCCGAAGAAGACACTGAAGAATATGCACAATTAAGGCTTAGGTATGAAGAGTACCATCAACTAAGAGATATGCTTCAAAAAAGCTACGGAGACAAAGAGTATGCTAGGAAGGAATGGGATTTCTCCTGGGATGGTCCACAGACAGGGGACAAACTAAAGCCTTCTGACATTCTGCCTTTTGATATTATTATTTTGCTTTTTAACGAAGCCGGTAATATGGGCAAGATTATCCTTTATGGAGTTGAGATAGTCCATGACTCTCAGACTCTTTCAGTTGAAGATATTTACACCGAAGTACAATATCAATATATTGCAAGAGATATTGTTTACTTTGAAGATATATACGATTCAAAAGGAGATTTTAACTTTGTTAATGCTAGAGGGCGAAGCATAAAAACTCCTAGTATGAAAGTCTATGACACTAGGGCTCCGGCAGGCAATCCTAATGGTAAGAATCCTCCACCTGTAACTCAAACTGGACCAATAAGAGGCCAAACGGAAGCGGCTTATGCGCTTGCCCTTGAACAACAACAAGCACAAGCAAAGATGATAGCTGAAAAAGAAGAAATAGAAGCATTACAGGAAGCTCGCAAAAAGAATACAGAATATTGGGTATTGGGAAATCCGCTTAAAGAATCAGAAAACGTAGAAAATCAAAGACAACTATTTGATAAAGCATTTCCAGCGTCAGGAAAACCAGGAACAATAGTTACGGTGGACACTTTCAGGGATGGTAGCAGCCTTAATCCGTTGGACTATCCAACGTTAGATGCTTTTTATAGAGCAAAGGCGGACGCAAAAGCAAAGGCAGTGACCAGCTCATTAAGCCTGGATAGCGTGGAGAAAAGGGTAGAAGAGCTAAATGCAGATTATTTAGCATTTCTGAAATCAATTGGAATGGATCCGTAGCATTAAGGATAGATGAATGGCACGTGAAGTTGCAACAGCATATACAGGTTCTAATGTCTCACTTTTTTTAGGCGATGAGCTTATAGTCAACGCGTTTGGTATTAGCTATGAACTCTCTCAAAATAAAAGACCAATTTATGGATACAATAGTTTATATTTTGATGCAGTTTCGCACGGACAAGTAATTGTTCTTGGTCAGCTATATATTAATTTTCAACATCCGAACTACCTAAGTAGTTTACTTGTTGATCATTTTAAAAATGGAAGTTCAACTTTAACTGATATTGTTGAGATAGAGAAAAAAATAACAGAAAAACTTATTGATCTCTCAGGCAATAGTCCCAATACAGCAACAGGATATGCACAAGACAATGTACTTTCAGCTAATGCTTCATTGATAAGTGCAATCTTTGAAAATAAAACTTTATTTAATAGAGCAAAAGCTTTACTCTCAGGGGGCAAAGAGGGTGTGCAAGAAAATCTACCGATTACCACTATCTTGACTGCTGCAATGAGAGGAGATGCAACAGGAAGATATTCTCGCCCTGATCAGTTTACTGACAACTCAGTAATCTCGACAAAGACAAACTCAAGCAGAAAGCCAATAAATATAGTTATTGCCTATGGTGACCCAGGATATAATCCTGGCTCAACAGTAGATTTCCTAGAAGGTGACTATCAATCTTCAATACTTGCATACAATCCATCAGTCAATGTTATCTTAAAGGATATACACTTCATCGGTGAGTCTCAGCAAGTTATGGCTGATGATCAACCTGTCATGGAAGTTTATAAGTTTATGGCAAGATCAAAAGAGATAGTGCCTGTAGCTCTTGATCCTACTAATCAGCTTACACTGAGAGGAGAGGTCGAGAGAGGAGGCGAAATAGGTGTTAGAGGAATTTAAAACTAATAATAAGATATTTTATGTTACTTAATATTTAAAGAGGTTAATATGGCGAAGCAAGTGATAGATACCCTAGTGGCGGAATCAGTGGAAGATGATACAGATTCGAAGTTAGCTCAAAGATTAGCTGCTTCTCGCAAAGCAAAAGAGGCACAAGATAAAGTTGAAGAAAAGGAAATGGAGACAGAAAGAAGGCCAACAATTGTATCAGCTGCAGCTCCTGTAGATGAGAAAGAGCTTATGTATATAGAGCTTGAGAAGATGGGCTGTTCACGTTCTTATCTTGCTAAGATGAAGGAGCGTCACGGTACAATCATTGTTTACCCTCATGAAGATGGTAAGTGGTTTGTGGTCCGTCCTCTTCGTGTTAAAGAAATGAAGATGATTAGAGAGATTGCAGAAGGTGACCCTGATAAGCTTAATAAGGAAATTATTGAGTCAGCAGTTGCATTTCCTCGTCTTAATGAAGAGTCTGTCTCTGAGCTAGCAGCTGGTCTTCCTGATCTACTAGTTAATATGATTAGTCGTCTAAGCGCATTTATTCCTGTTGAGTTAGCTTTCTCTCTTAGCAAGGAACTCTAGTCTAAGAGTTAGGAGCGCTAATGGAACTAGATATCTTTAAATACAAAGATATCCCTCTGTATGTAGTAGATCTTCCTTATGGGCTTAATAGGGTCCATAGGGAATACTTTACTCGCATTCCTTGGGGGCATTATAAAAGAATTAGATACGCTGAGAAAGTACAAAGCTTAAGCAGTTACTCTCTGAAGATTAAGATCTTTAGAGACTATACAGTTTCTGATATTCCAAGATCAGATGAGCAAATTGAAATTTTACCAGCTGGTATTGTAGACACCGTGTCTAATCTCATTATGTATGTTAGTGACTCCGGAATCATTCCAGATGAGAATGGGAATATTAATATTCCTGGCTTTAATGCAAGGATTAATTTATATCGCAGTCTTGCTCAGACAAACGTTGAATACCAGATGTATACAGTTATATGTCTTGTGTTTAAAGCTTATACATTTGAAATGCTAGACAAGTTGCCCTTTGATAGGATCTCTAGTCTATTTGCTAGTGCTGAGAAGTACTTACTTGAAAATGGAGTTATAAAAGCAGCGCTTCAGATCTACGATCCTAGAACTACAGAAGATCCTGCTCTTAAAGGTAAAAAAGTTAAAGAGCCTCAAAAGCCAAAGACTGAAGATGAGCAAGACAGCGATTTTGTTCTTAAGCATTTTATTAAGCTAAAAGAAGAGAAAGACAAAGAGAGGGAACTTCTTAAGGAAGTTTCGAAGCCTATCCCAGTAGAACCCAAGGAAGAGACTAAGCCACCTAAGCGGGTGGTCACACCTCCTAGTAATACTTCTGCTGTTGATTATATTCCTCCTAAGGATGCATATGCTTTATCAAACGGAATAAACGTTGCTGTTCCTGGTATAAAGATTGATAGAAATAACAATCTTGGTGGCTTCTCTGAGAACGACTTTAAGGGTCCTTTTCTCTCAGAGGAGGAAGTTCTTAATCTACAAATTGAAATGGGACTATGGCCCGCTGGCCACGAATTCTGGCTAAGACAACAACAAGCAGAAAAAGAGAAAGAACGAGAAGAAGAAAAGAAACAGACAAACATAAGAATAAAAAAAGGAATTAAGAGAAAATAGAATTAAGTAGTTTTTATTCTTAGGAGCTAAATGGCTTTACCTAGTTTCTTATCTGATCAATTAAAAAGCCAAGGGCAAATAAGTAATATTCCTATAGGCGACGCAGCAGAGCGTTCTAAGTCCTCAGATGAAGTAGATACTTGGGCACCTTCTGGAGGTCCAGCGGCAGAGGAGAACACAACAGCAGACCAGGCATTCAGATCTGTTGTTATGGGCTCCCTTGCTTATGGGACATATAAGTTCTTACCTAACCTCTTTGAAGGCATCAGTACTGAAGTAGAAAAAAAATATAACCAATCCATACCAGTTATTGGCTTAGACGCAGCAAATAAAAAAGTTGGAGATGTATTAGGTGCTAGCTCTGGCAAGAAAGTCTTGTCAAAGCTTTTACGGCTTGGACTTACAAGTGGAGCTTCTGCTTTAGATGGAGTAGATTTTCAATCAGAGAAAGAGTTTTGGTATTCCGGTCTAACTAAGTTAGGCAACCGAGGAGTACCAATCTTTGATAACGTATCTAAGCTTTTTACAAGAGCAACTTATCTAGCTGACATTCTCTCTTACTCGACTGTTCGAGACAGTAAGAGTGATATATTCTTGAATATATCTTCTACCAGCTTAGGAGTAACTGGCAAGCAAAGAACAATTGACCTTTACCAAAAACAATTTGGGTTAAGTGATGTTCAAAGAAAAAACATGGAATTCATGGATTTCCTTGTTTATCGCAATGGAGACATTCATCAAGGTATTCTCTCTGATGGTGGTGTTCTTAAAGTTGGTAAAAAAATTGAGACAAGTGTAAAAGCAAGGCTAGTAGATAAAGGAAAGGTAACAGAAGGATTACTTACAATACTAGATGAAACTCTTGGTATCAAGAACCGGGCAACTGGCGGCACACTTGCAGAGACCATTGGTGGACGAGAAGACTATCTTCTGCTTTCTGCTGGTGAGATTGACGTTAAATTAGGAGATGTACTTCAAGGTCTAGGGCAGACTACAACTGGTAAGATTACAAAGAAATTACTAGGAATGGAGCAGAATGCTCCTGGCGGCTCTAGACTAAGAAAGTTTAGTAATCCTATTTTACTTGCAGAATCTTATACAACTCATGCTCTACAGAGAACATCAAATCTTATGAGTGAGTTAAGTAATGAGGTTGGCAGTTTCTTTGAGTACTTATATCCTGATGTAAAACAAAGACTATCAGATCTTGGAGTTAAAGGCAAATTAATGCCAGTAATCCAGCATGGTCATGGGTTTGCCATGCTAGGGAGATATAGCCGTCTTGCTACGGGTGTAGCCGCAGGTCTTACTGGTTTAAATCAGATTGGCTGGTCTATGCAAAATGGTAACACTGTTACTTCTACTGTAGCTGGGGGAATTCAAGCAACCGCCCTTGCCATGGGAGGAGCTATGCTTTCCAATAGATTAAGAAAGGGCACATTGCCTGGATTTTTAATAGGTGGAACATTTGGTATTGCCGGAATGGCTGGAATGGGTCCGTTTGCGAATGGTCCGATTCCTGGGATTGCAAATGTGTTTGCAAGAGCTAATGAGCTTAGAAGCTATATAGGTGAAGCAACTTTACTTAGCTCTTGGAGAAGAAAAGTTGAAGAAGCTATGCCTGGAGCCTCTGAGCCAACAACTGCGCTTGGTGTAGGCTTTGTTGCTGGCTCAATAATGGTTCATGGTGGTAGATTTCTAAGCAGAGAAACAATTGTAGAAGAAGGTCAAAGAGAACAATATCTTCGTAATAGATTTGGTGCGCAATCAGAACGCACTATGTCTTTGCAGAACAAATTACTTCGAGCAGAAATGGAGATAGAAGACAGTCCTATTGGCCGAATGTTCCAAGAGCTACAGCAGATGGAAGGTTATGGGGATGAGATTGAAGATGTTTCTGCGGATTTTTATCAACATACACTAGGCAAAGCAATATCAGATGATCGTGTAAGAACTGAGAATACTATTGTTAATGAATTGTTTCAGAGCCCAGAAGTTAGAGAAGTATACGAGAGAACAAGTCGTCTTGGACAACTCTCAGATGTTGTAGACGAAAGAAGACTTGCTGCTTTGAGATATCTTGAGAGACAAGGTAGAGTTAGGCTTTTTGAAGACGACGAGTATGGACCTGATGACTTTGATGAGGATGGAAACTTAAAAGAACAAAAAGTTTTTTATGAGGATGCAGAAGATCAGAAAGCAATTAATCTTATGGATACTGCTGGAGAAGAGTATCGAAAAGAATCAAAAGAGCACTTAGATGAGATGACAAGAGCTACCCAGCGAAGTAATGATGTTAATCTTTTAGAGATTGAGGCTCATGTAAAAGCAGAAAATCGCCAATTACAGCTAGGTCGGCAAGAAATTGCAATGCGCCGTCAAGGCCTATCCCAACCTGGGAATTTAAGAGAAAGAGCTGTTATTGCTAGTCAGGTAGAGCAACTTAAAGAACAAAATGATAAAGTCATTATGCGTCGTGTTCGGCCTGATAGAGGTGAGAGGCCTTTGAATCCTCGACAAGTAGAAAGAATCCAGGGCGAAATTATTAGTCACATAAATGATTTAAAAAAGAAAGGAGAATTTGCTGCATTGAATAATCCTCTTAATAAAACAAGAGGAGATGCTAGCGGGTTCTCTGCTTTGGCCGAAAGAATAACTCAATTCTCCGATGAGAGAATGAAAGAGAGTCTTCTTAAAGGAGAGCGCAGTGTTCTTAACCGTTTAAAGGCTGCCATTGATTATGCTCCTCGCACGCGTGCAATAGGCTATGCGACCGCTGCTATAGGTGGGCTATGGTACCTGCTAACAACAGGCCTTGTTGGCACCAAAGAAACTCCACAAGAGCTTAGGGATTTAAATAAGGGTAAAAGATTAGAAGTTGTTAGACGTAACCAAAAGTGGGAAATGGGTCAAGGTGGATACGAAGGTGACGATGCACTCTATTACAGACCAACCTTAACAGCACGGCTTTCAAGTGGAGCTACTCAGTCAGGAGCATCTGGTAATCATGGACCAGTTGCAGAATTCTTCCTTAAGAACTTTACATATAAACTAGAAAGAGAAAACTACTGGAAGAGGCCTACTCCTATTACAGGTGCGGCATTTGACCAGGTACCTTTTATCTATCCCTTTATTCAGCCCTTAGCAGACCTAATTAAAGCTCCTAAGCTTATGCACGTAGGCGAATGGGCAAGAGCAGGCAAAGACCGTCCTGTAGAGCTTCTTGAGCGAACTACAGGCATGGAAGAAACCCCTGACATGAGTATTCCAGGAGCTACGCCAATGGCGGCTCCAGTCTCTCCCTATTCGACTGGTAGAGTTATGGGTAAGTTATGGCAACAAACAACTGCCCTAGGTGGTCTTGTTGGTTACTTCGCAAGAACTGCAAAGGCTGCTCTTACTGGAACAGGAAAGATAGGGGCAGAAAGATCAGAGCTAGAATCCTTTAGTAACTCAATGGATGTTGCTAGTAGATTCTATGATCTACATGGCGGAGGTAGCGTTGCAAACGTTCCTTTTACTTCAGAAGTTGTTCGTCGTTTCTTGTTTAAAAGTGAAGCTCCCCAGTACAATCCAATAAGAAATACATTACCTTCTTGGATGCCAAAAAACCTAACAATTGGAAATCCATACAGTAGTACTCGTCATGGAGGTGGTGAGTATAGAATGCCAGGAGAAGGATACTCGGCTTTGCACAAAGAACTAAAAGGTCTAGACCCAGAAAACTATCCATTACTTCATAAATTAAATATACTAGGTGACGTTGCTCCTTATAGTTCTGAATACAGATCTGCTTTGCGTCAATCTGAAGTTATGAAGAACGAAGGAGACATGAGCAATGAGGAACTTAAATTTTTTCATCGCCATAAGAAAAATGTAAAAGCTAAGAAAGATAAACGGGAATACGATAATTATGTTTTCCGGCCTAGTACTTTTGAAACTTTAAGTGGGACAGTCACTAGTGTTGATCCTGAAAGTCTAAGCTTCACTCTTAGTGGCTACGGCGGTAGATTTGGAGTTGCTGGTATTAGCAATGATTCTTCATCTTTGATTAGTGATTTTAACATGTCAGTTAAACAAGCTGCAAAGCAAAGAGTAAAAAACAAAGGAGCTTTCTCTGAAAAACTTTCTGTGGGTACAGGTGTAACAGTTCAAGTCCCTAAGAATATTGGAAGTGCAGTAGATGAAGAAGGCATCATCAAAGCAGCAGTGTCTAATAACGGATTTAATGTTAACAAAGACATAAGAGAAGAGGGAAAGTTTGCTAGTGACGGAAGTGAAATTGCCGGATATGCAATGTCTAACGCAATTGGAAAAACAGCTGGTCGATTATGGGAAGCTACAACTCACTTTGCAAATAGAATGGCTCAGCCAATTGAGCATATTATGGCATTTGGTGCTTCTCCTGTTAATAAACTTTTACCTTATAGAGATGCCCTCGAAGATTACGAAGCCAGAGAAATGTATGGTACAGAAATGAAAGGATGGGAAAGCCCTATTGCTGGATGGATTGCTCCGGCTATAAAAACAGCAGCTAGGAATTACCTTGGGTTAGAATTTGAAAGTCCGTA